ACGAACTCCGAGACACACCTACGAAACATCTCCAATTTATCGAAGATGTGCTGGGAACTCCGAGCGACTACCGACTGGCAAGAGAGTCGCACCAAGATGGAGCATCTCATCTCCACTGCGTCGTGGGTTATGCGGACCCACAATTGGTCAATTCAGCGAGTCTCTTTGACTACGGAGGAGCTCACCCGAATATTAAATCAATTCGAGGCACGATTAAGAAGCCCTGGAATTACGCTGGAAAGGATGGTGACATTATCCACGAGTTGGGAGGACCTCATGGGGGAGGTGACGGAGCTGGAGGATCAATTGCAGAGCGATGGAGCCACGCACTCGATGCTCCAACTGAAGACGATTTTTATGAAAGAGTGCGTGTGGCTGATCCGAGATCTTATGTGCTTTTCAATCGAGCGATCACCCAATACGCCAATAAGATCTATCGAAAACCGAGAGAATATACCAGCCCCCGGTTTAGACTTGTTGGCGGAGGTCGCATTGAGGAGTGGCTCAGTCAGTCCGACCTTGGTAGACGAGGAGGAGCGAGGTAAGAACCCCTTATCCTAGTAGGGTTGGTCGCGGGATGGGCCCTTCGGGCCCACCGGCCTTCGCCGGAGCCGTGGACTTCCCTTCCCCCACCCTGACGGGAAAGTGATTGAGCGTACCGCTAATTTCTGAACTTGGCGGGGGTGTGTAGACGACAGTCTCTCATCATCTGGGGACCTTCCCGAACCGGTAAGACGGTTTGGGCGCGCTCTTTAGGCCGACATATCTACATGAATGGTCACCTCAACATCGACAAGTACGATGACGAGGCTGACTACGCAATTTTCGATGATATTAGTGGTGGATTTCAGTTTTTTCCAAGTTACAAGGGGTGGCTGGGTTGCCAAGAGGAATTCGAGTGCACGGACAAGTACCGAGCCAAGACGACAGTCTATTGGGGGAGACCGACGATCATGTGCATGAACTCGGACCCCCTAGCAGACCCACATGTTGACGTGGGCTGGCTCTTACTCAATTGTATGATAGTTCACATCGAGGATCCATTGGTGGAAATTATCTAGTTCTCGTGCCAATACACAGTTGCCTCACTTCCAAATTCTCCAACACCTGTAGTATCCCCCGGCAAATCCTGACCAGTAGAAAAAATATCCAAAATGTAAAAATTCCCAGGGGAATTGGGAGACATGGAAGACCACCCCGTTGTCTGCGGGGTACTTCCGTTCTCCTTGTCGGTGTACATAATGGTCTTGTTAACGGGATGCCACATTTTTCGAGTCATAGACTTCCCAAACGTAGCACCCTGAGGAGCGGCATAGTTGGGGTTGATTGTGCAGGACCGATCGTAAACAATCGTAAGAAGTTTGTCATCCAGGGGGGCATTCCAGCGGGTGTTTTCGGAGAAGTCAACACCCACAGTACCCTTCCATGCGTACGCAAAAAACTCGGACGCATTCTTCGGGTTAATTTCGCGCAAGGGGCGGCGGACGATGTGAGGGTCCTCCTCATTGGCCGGGTCGACGAAAAAGGGGATGCCGGCGATGAGTTGTTCGTAAGAGAAAAAGCAAACACGGCGCCAAGTGAAAGCAAACGCCGCACTCAAGAAAACCCGATCCTGGACTCCGCGGAAAAACACATTCTGGGCATTACGGACATAGTCATACGACTCGTCCTGCTGTTCCAAGTAGGAGGGGGACCAGAGGTAGTAGTTGTTTCCAGCATGCAGCTGGACGGGATTGGCCCCACTGGAACTGGCCCCTAACTGGGTGTCGTGCTTTTTGCGGGACGCAATATTACGCACACGACGAGAGGTCATGCGACGTCGGGGACGCCGAACGAATCGTCTTCGACGCACGGTTCGCTTGTGTTGGGATCGACGAAGAGTCCGAGCGGGACGCCGACGGTAAGACCGACGACGACCATAACGAGAGTAAGCCATGGTAGTTGATGTGGGTCACTCGGACTCTGGGCGGTGAAGGACGGGGTATTTATACCTTGGTCAATGGTCAAAGGTCAAAGCTGGCGTTACGAATCTTAAAACGCCAGCTTTGACCGGTCACATGACGCGATTTCGCTTACGTGCCAAGATCTTTTTTCTGACTTATTCCCAAATCGGCGAAGATGTCGTCAACGAACTCCGAGACACACCTACGAAACATCTCCAATTTATCGAAGATGTGCTGGGAACTCCGAGCGACTACCGACTG